CTCTTTCTTGAGCGCTTTTTTGACAACATGTACCATTGTCTTCTTTTTCTTTGCTGTGCGTATTGCAGCATTTTGTTTCGTCTATTGGCATGAGAGACACTCATCGTCGTTTACTTTAGCTCCTTGCGGATTACAATTACATTTCTCACATGGACAAACGCCTGTATCATCAGAATGATTTTTAACATTACAATGACAATTACAAAAACAATCTTTACATTTATTCATCTTCTTCCTCTAGTTTTTTTTGTAGCTCCATACCTTCTTGCAAAAGTTCGGATGTAGTTTTCTCATCATTTTTCTTTTCCTCCATACTGTAGAAGAATCTATCTGAATCTTCTGTTACCCATTTACGATCATCCTCAACATTCCAATCACTTGTTTGGACCTTCCAGTCGAACGGGATTTCATTTTTCACCGTGAACGAGGGAATACTCCAAATTAATCTATTGTTTGGTTGAGCTGCATAGTTGCCATTTTCAAGGGCTAGTATGTGGGCGCATTTGTGTTCTTGCGGGATCTCCGAATGATCAGTATCAACTATATTACTCTCTGGATGAGCCCAGTCAACAGTAAAAAGGTAGGCACCTGGGTACCATTTCTTATCTTTCCCTATGAATTTACAGGACTGACCGTCTAAGACATCAAAAGAAGTAACACTAGGATAGTAACTAAAGCAATTCCATAGCTCCAACTCATCAAGTCGCATCCGAGGAACCTCTTCTGGCTTATAGCCTCTTTGTATGAATGCAGAGATTGGCAAACGGTAGAAAATAGCTCCATTTTCCATAATTGCATGAAAGAGTACAGGACGCCCTGTGATCGATGCAAAACCAAAAAGTAAGCAGTCTTCCACTTCTCCATGGTGTTCTTTAAGGTCATAGAGATATTCTCTCCTGACCTGCGCATACGTCGCAGGAATGTTTGCGTTTAAGTAAGCCATGCAACATATAATCCTAGTTTGCTAAAAAATAAATAGCAATAATTACTACCACAACAGCGGCAGATATTTTTGGATTAGCTTTTGCTAATGTCCAAAGTTGTTTTGCTTTTTCCATAGTTTCTCCTATTTTATATTGCCCCAATTAGAACCAGATTCGTAGTCTACCTTATTTGGTACCTCCAGCTCAACTGCGGATTCCATTATTTGTACTATCTGTTTAGCTTCTTTATCATCTTTTACTGAAATATCCAACTCATCATGTACTTGTATATGGGGTATAATTCCTTCTTTATGTAGTTTAATCATGGCTTTTTTAGTCATATCAGCCGCTGATCCTTGTATTAATCTATTTAATGCTTTGTATGTATAGGCTCTTTTGATCCCTGGTCCGTGTTCCAAGAGCGCTTGATCGTGAGGTAATGCTTTATGAATCCCGAATTGGTTAGGTTCCCATAAAGGAAAACGACACAGTCTCCCCATTAAAGTACGAATCTTTCCAGACTCTTGTGCGCGTCTCATGACGGCATCCATTAACATTTTAACAAATGGAACTTTAGCATGATACGTTTTAAATAAATCTTCGGCTTGAAGTTTACTAACACCAAGTTCTGCTTGTAATTTATTTTTACCCATTCCATAAAACAAACCAAGATTAATAGTCTTCGCTTGTTTTCTTGGTATGTTAGCCATATCAGCTACAATCTTATGAAAGTCAGCGTCATTATTTTTATAAGACTCAACAACTTCATCAACACCATATAAATTTTGTAAGGAGGCATAGTGCACAACCAGTCTTGGTTCCTGTTGATTGTAGTCAAAGCATCCCCACGTACAGTTTTCTTCAGGAATAAATAATGATCTGATCCGTGGTCCAAGTTCCTTATTCCGTGCTGGAATCTGCTGTAAGTTTGGATTATTCATACTGAATCTTCCTGTCACCGTTCCACCACCTTCGGATCGAAGCTGATTTATTTCTGCATGGATTCTACCTTTTTGACTATGTTTTAAAATAGTATCAATAAAAGTGGTGTGTGCTTTATTAATTTCCCTAGCTTTAGCAATACACTTAACAACATTGTGCGGGTGATTTTGTAAAAAGTTTTTAGTAAAAGAAGGTGCTCCTGTATTAGCTGTTCGATCATAGGGTAAACCTAACTTATCAAATACTCTAGCAATAGATCGTGCGGCCCATATCTGAACATCTATCCCCGTACTTACTGACACCTCACCCAACATTTTTTTCTCTTGTTCAACTAATGTTTTCTTTTCGATCGCTGCTTGTTCTTGATTTACACGTACTCCGAGAAATCTCATATCCACCAAACAAGGAAATAATTCCATTTCCATTTTAAAGATTGCTTCAATATCCTGGTGTAAAATTTCTTTTTTTAATTCCTGCCACAACTCCAGTGTGAGTTGTGCGTCACGCTCTGCGTAAGCACCAACGTACATGGCTGGAAGTTTATACATTTCAGCTTTAGGATCAACTCCCCATGATTTCGCTGCTTCATATAATGCAGATTCATCTTTTCCTTTACCCACATAATCTCGTCCACAACTATTTAAACTATAACGTAATCGATTCTCATCACATAAGGCTGCTGCTATCATGGTATCAATAATACGTCCGTTAATTTTTAAACCCATGGCTCTTAGCCATGACACGTCATACATTGCATTATGAAAAATTTTATCAGAGGGTGTCTTTAAAACAGCGGTTAGCCATTTAATAATCATCTTACGATCCATATTACCACCGCCTTCATGACCAAAAGGATAGTAAGCACAAAAATCTTGTGTGGCTACGGAAACGCCTACCACTTCACCAACTCCAACAACAGAACCTGAACCCATCCGTATATTTAAATTGGGGTCTCTCGTTTCTAAATCGATTGCTATTTCGCAAGCTTGAGTTAAATCAGGAAATGTTTCAGGAGGGAGCCACTCGGTTTGTGGCTTGAACAAAGGTATTTGCATTAATTATAATCTCTTTCAATTATCATATCGATGTAATGTTTTGCCTTTTCCAAATCTTGTATTTCTCCTTTATGTTTATGCCTACAGATATATTTAATAGCATTTCCTTCTGCAAAAAGCAATTTATTGTCATTGATGAACTGTGCGGGTTGAATTTTCATATCCTTATAATGTGATCCTCCAACTTGTTTTTTGTAGGCCCCCACTTTTTCTTCTAGTTTTTTATACTTCCCCTTCAATTCATGATAGGCAACTTCATCCATGGTATCTAAGGTACGATTCTTTTTGTGTGTACTCATGTTCTGAATGCCTTATAAATATCTTTGGGTTTAATAATATGTAAATGATCTTTGGTTCGTGTTGCTCCTACGTAAAATAAACGATTCTCATCATCAGGAAAACGATCCATATTTTTTTGAGTATTTCTACTTAAGTCCGTAAGAAGAACGACATTTGAACATTCTCCCCCCTTGACACCATGAATGGTTGATAATAAAATACGCGGCGCTTTGTTAAGTTGTTCACCATTCGCTCTCATTTTTCTAATATATTTAATTTGTTTCAGAGGTGCTGAATCAAAAGCTTCATACCAAACTAATTTGGTTTTTAATCCCTGATTATTATAAGCTTCTTCCATGTTGTAAGATTTATCTTTGCTCAGATACTGAAGATTTTCTTTTGTGTAATTATCAGGAGACATATAAGATGCAATTCTTTTAATCTTTTCATGATCTAAGTCCTTGTTTTTCCTCCATTCTTCCCAATCAATAACCGCTTCATATAAATCTTTTTCATAACCTTTCTTAAATTTATTTCGATAATATAATCCTTTAGAATATAGAACGTTTTCTAACTCATCCAACATGTGACGAGTTCTAGCCAACACAAACCATTCTCCACTACTCATATCGACATCTTGAAATTCATGATAATAAGATAGTGCTCCACTTTTACTTCTAGGTGCCCATTCTTTATAATGTCTTTTAGAAATTCTTTTTACAATGTTCATAGCAAAATCATGAACCACACCAGGAACCCTGTGCGACTGAGTTAAGTTTAAAAATTTTCCTGTTTGTGTAATAAAACTATCAACATCTGCACCCGCCCATCTAAAAATGGCTTGATCATCATCACCAGCAATATAAGAATCTTCTGTCTTGTCCCATATAGTTTTGGCCATGTCCCATTGCATTCGAGATAAATCTTGAGCCTCGTCAATAAAGACAACATCAAATTTAGGGGAAGCATCAGATTTTATAAAATCTAAAATCATGTCGTTAAAATCTATAAGACCATATTGTTTTTTATAGGCCTTTAGTTCGCCGTCTAATATTTTTAAATCTCGCACTGATAAATCCTGGGTATGTTCTTTTAAATTATATTGTTGTTCAGGAGT